AAGATTTCCCGCGTTTTGTAGGTTTGATATAGCTTAGCTTGTGTTGAATTTGAACAGATGGATTATCGCTATCCATTCTCTTTAATGTAAACTCAACCTTCACTGTGCCTTGCTTGTCATTATTTAAAACACCTAATGCAACCTCTGAAAGAGCTGTGGCGAGTTTATTTTCAAAGATCCCAGCGTCAAGCTCTTCAAGAAACTCGTGTACGTTTGTTTTTGCCATTTTTATTTCTCCTATTTAAATAAGTGTTGTAGTGGTTTTGCCATTTCAAAACACACTTCATCTATCATTCGCAACGGTTTCACATGCCGTTGTGTCTCTGTACTAGCAAATGTGTTTTGAAATGTGATATTGCGTTTAGCTTTTCCCACCGACTGGCTTCGTTTGTCATTACCGCAATATCTCACACTCATTGGTGCAGGGCTTTTAATCTGCAACTGGCGATTTTCACAAATGGCATTTCACGAGTGTGTTTTTTTATCCAAATTGTCTAAAATTGTGATGATAGTCACTTACTTAACGAATATTTTTAGTTATTATTGCAATCAACCTTGCTATTTTTGAAAGCGGATTTTCTGGAATTTGTATTTCACATTTTAATTCGCCGTCATATATTGCTTGGGACATTGCCTTTATTTTTTCTTTGGCTTCTTCCGGGTTATTTGCGTAAACATCGCATGCCCATTTGGCGCCTTGGAAGTAATAATGGAATAAATACTTTTTCATTGAGGAACCCCTTATGAAATTTGAAACTTATGTGGACTCTCGCATTGAATGGCGATGGCGTCTAAAAGCGGATAACGGTAAAATCATTGCAGATAGCGGGGAAGGCTATAAAAACTACACTGATTGCTTACACGCTATTGATTTGGTTAAATCTACAAATCAATCAACTCAGGTTGAAATCCTCACTTAACCATAAAGCTCCGAAAGGGGCTTTTTTCATCACAATTTTTAAAGAGCATCGAGATTGTGTATCTCGTTTTGATGACATTGATTTTAAGTTATCTTAAACTAATAAGCAACAAAAATTTAAGATTTTTTATTATTTCATTTAAGTGAACTTAATTACATGGACAAAAAGCCACTTTGTGGCTTTGATTTATGCGTATTTTTGAGTGTATTGAAGTGCGGTTTGGAGAGAATTCAGAAAGGATGTCACATATTGTGGATTATTTTGCAGCCAGTTTTCGTATAGTGACTTATTTTTGATAAGATGCTGGATTTCTGGAGATTGATACCATTTCTTAAATAGCTTTCTAAGCGGAGGCTTTTCTTTTACTACATCGGATTCTCTATATTCATTAATGACTTGAACTAAATCAAATTTTTCCCCTGTATCAATATCTAATCTCATTGTGATATCTAATGAAGTCTGCAATGAGATGATCGTTGATTTGGGTATTTCATTCATTTCCCAAAACGAATCTTCTTCATCTTTATTTAGTAAGTACTCGAATAGTAACTGATCGGGGGGGAGTTCTGTTGGCAAGCATACTACATTTGTATTGTTGATGAGATCTTCATCTGTGCGATTATCTCCATCAAGAATAATAAGTGATTTTTTCGTAAACTCTGGAATATTATATTTGATAAATTGTTTGTAGTTTTTACATCCTATATATATTTCGTCAAGTATATTAAGTTGTTTTTTAATGGTACTATCATTACATAATTTATGTAAAAAATCTCTTGCCTCTTGATCTTCGGTATAAACATTTATGCCTTTTGGCGATGAAAGATATTCATCTGGAATGCAGTCTTTTATATCCGCTTTCATTTTATCTATATCTGAAAGCAGTTTTATTCTTCCATACGCATTTGTTAGATAATGAACCTTGAAATTATTTTCTTGCTCTTTCCTTTTACTTGATTTGTAAAGTCGCTCCATTATCTCAATGGAATGAGATGTAATAATTACCTGTAATTGCAGTTCTTTCGAGTACTTTTCTAGTAAGTTAAGTAGTCTAATTTGTACCGCGCAGAAAAGAGCTGAATCTAGTTCATCAATTAAAATAATCCCCCCTTTATAATTATCTCCCATGTCCTGTTTTAATTTCTTAAACGAGTAAATTGCTTGCAATATCTGGCCAATGTTATCTTCTCCCACTGATACCGATTGATGATCATAACTGTCAGAATGAGCGACAATAGAATTTACTATACCCAAGGTTGTAGTTACTTGAGAAGATCTTTTGGCAAGTATATTGTTATTATCTTTCAAAAAATCTTTGATGTTGTCCTGAATAAATTTTTCATTTTCTTTTTCTTCATATTTTCTTTCTGAAATAGGAAACATTCTTTTCAATCCAAGATAAATTACTGGGTGAGTTACCGCTCTGTCAGTATCTTGGTTATTTCTAAGTCTAGAACGTGGGACCAGCTGCCCATTTTTATTCGTCTCTTGAGTTAGGCGTAACTGTAATTTATCTAGATAAAGCTGATTAATTGCATCATAGACTTCAATGTTAATATCCATTGTGCCTGTAAGATCATACTTTTCAGATAATCTAAAATGTTCCGTTGCATAGGATATAAACTTTTTCCCTGTTAATGTTTTATAGGGAATATTTAAGAATTTTCCTTGATCATCTACTTGAGAGTAATCTTTATTAAAAGAAAAACATTGTGCAATAATCCCTAGTATTGTGGATTTACAAGTTCCATTTCTGCCAGCGATTAATGTAATGTTATCCGCAATAGATAAGTCAATTTCCTTTAGCCCGCGAAATGATTTTATATATATTCTTTTTATCTTAGTGAGCGTTTTATCTTTTATCTCTTTAGGGATTATTATTTCTTCTTGAATTGGTGGGGCATATTCATTTATTTCATTCAATAATATTTTAGGAATTTTTCGTTTCTTTATAACTTTTATCGTTGAATCTTTTCTTTGTCTATTAGAAGTTAAACTCAATGTTTTCATTTTTTCAATCATCCCCTTACCCATAACTTATCTCTTTCTTCTGTAAATTCGATGCTCCACCATCGTTCCTATAATTGATATTTGTTGCTTTAAGCTAGACATTTTAGGGTAATCTGAATTTAAAGGAATTAATTCAAATTGAGTTCGACCATATTCATCTATTTCTAGGGGGCGATATTTTTTAAAGGTTGCTTCATAATCTCCATTAACTGCAACGACAAATTCTCCTGCAACAGGTTGCACCTGTGGATCAATAATAATGACATCTTCCTCTTTAAATTCAGGCTCCATAGAATCCCCAATTATAGAAAGCGCAAAAGCATTTTCAGAAACATCAAGATCTGTAAAGACATAATTAAAATCACCACAACTTTCTTTAAGATATGATATTCCAGACCATTTTCCTGCTTGAACATAGCTAATTAAGGGGATTTTACTTCCACCAATGCTTGCTGGTAATACATTTGACTGCCCATTACCACGCAATAACCAGCTAATATCACATTGCAATACGGTTGATAAGTCTAAGATATTTTCAGAATTTGGCTTTGTGGTATCTGATTCCCATTGGGATATTGCCACATTTGAGACACCTTTAATTGCATTAGCTAACTCTTTTTGTGTCAGTTTTAACTCTGTTCTTCTACGCTTAATGCGCTCTCCAATTGTTTCATTGTTCATTAATTACTCCTTGTTTATTAAGCAATCTTAACCTTTATTGCATTAAAATTCCTTTAATGATAAGATTTAAAGTAATCTTAAATTACATTTAAGGAATCTTATGTTTAAAGATGATGTTATTAAATTCTTTGGCAACTCTAGAAAACTTGCCAGAGTTTTGAATATTAGTCCAGCCGCTATTTCCCAATGGGGAAAGGTAATCCCTGAAAAAAATGCATATAAATTGCAATACTTAACTAAGGGTAAGTTAAAAGTCGATTCGGATCTTTATTCAAAAGACTTGAAAAAAGTCTAAATCTTCCACGAAAAAAGAAAACCATAAAAACAAGGCAAAAATTATGGCAATGAAGAAAGTCATTATGGAAATGATTGAGAAGATACCTGGCGGCAAAAGTGCGGTTGCAGGGTTTCTCGGATTTTCAGAGGCTGAGCTGAATAACCGCTTGTATCACACAAAAGGTCAACGTTTTAAAAACGAAGAATTGATCGCATTGCAGCTTGAGTATGGCTGTACTGATTTTATCGAGGAGCTTTGCCGAAGTGCTGGTGGCCATTTTGTACCGGCACCAGTAGCGAGCGAATTGGACTCGGTAGAAATCTCAACCTTGCAACTGCGTGAACTGTCCGCGCGTGGATTGTTGTTTGAGGCGTTAGAAAAAGCGCTGGCAGACGGTGAAATCACAAGCGATGAAGAAGACACGATCCGCAAATTATTAAACAAGCATTTAGCAACAACACAACACTCAATCGAGTGCGTGATCTCGCTAAATAAACGGCAATAAAAAACCACGGCGGCAACCGTGGTTCAACTATGGAGATTTTATGCAAAATCAAATACAGCTTTATGATACACAAATTCGCCAAGATGAACAAGGGCGGTTTTGCTTAAATGATTTACATCGTGCAAGTGGTGGAAATCCGATTCATGCACCGAGTCAATTCTTACGATTAAAAGGCACAAAAGACTTTGTTCAAGTATTGGATAGCCACAATGCAAATATGCATTCTGCTTTAGAAATCATCAACGGCGGAATGAATCAAGGTTGCTATGCAAACGAGAAAATCGTTTACAAATATGCAGCCTGGATTAGCCCTGAATTTGAAGTAAAAGTTTATGAAACTTTTGATAAGGCGGTGAAAGGTGAGTTAAACCAAAAACCAACCGCACTTATTCCGCAATCTTTTTCTGAGGCGTTGATGTTAGCCGCTCAGTTACAAGCAGAAAAAGAGCGTAATGCGCCTAAAGTCGCTTTTGTTGATCACTATGTGGAAGTAGGGACGAGTAAATCATTTCGTGAGACGGCGAAGATTTTAAAAATGCCTGAGCGCGCATTAGTCAATCGCTTGGTGGAAGATAAATATTTGTATCGTCAATCGGGCGTGCTTTTGCCTTATCAATCGGCGCACACCAAAGATCTTTTTACGGTTAAAACAGGCACCGCTGAACACGGTCACAATTACACACAGACACGTGTAACAAGCAAAGGCATTGAATTTATTGCGTCACGTTATGCTTCGGAGTTGATGCTATGAGTATGCGATTAATGGTTCAAGCAATGAATTGTAAAGTTGGTAATCCTGCTAGAAAACTTGTGCTTTTAAAACTCGCTGATAATGCCAATGATGATGGAATTTGTTTCCCAAGTTATCAATACATTGCCGATAAATGCGAGATGACCCGACGTAGTGCAATCAATCACATTGAATATTTAATCAAAATGGGATTAGTAAGCAAAAAAGAACGTAAAAATAAAGATGGTTCCATCTCAAATTTATACTTTTTACACCTTGAACAAGGTAGTGAAAATTTTGCACTGGGTAGTGAAAATATTTCACTAGGTAGTGAAAATTTTGCACCAGGGGGTAGTGAAAATATTTCACCCAGAACCAGTCACTCTTTAGAACCAGTCAATGAACCTAAAAAAACTACGCAAAAAAGCGAATCCGAAATTTTGCTTGAGCGGTTTGGCATAACAGAACAACTGGCGAAAGATTTTATCGCACACCGCAAAGCCAAAAAGGGCGTAATTAATCAAACACAGCTAAACCGTCTGCAAAAACAGGCGGACAAGGCTGGGATTTCGATTTGTGAAGCGGTGGAAATTTGCATCGAACGCAACTGGCAGGGATTTAACGCATCGTGGGATTGGCGTGATGAGAAACTGCGACCAAATTTACCGCACTTAGGGCAATCACACCCCAACAAACCCAAATTTGACGATACGCAGACAGGCTGGTCTGCAGGAATGAATTTCACAGTGGACGGTACGCAATGGCAAATTCCATAACAGAAAACCAAATTAACACGCTCCCGCGAGAACGAGCACAGCGTGCGGAAGAGACGATTAACTGGCTCTTTAACGAGCTTAAATCAATTTTTCCTGGTTGGCGTGCAGCCTTTGAAACCGAAGCGGATTATCTCTCTGCTAAAAAAACTTGGTTGCGTGTGTTGGCACGAGAAAAAATTACGAGACCTCAGTTGGAGAACGGGATTTGTGAAGCGGAAAAATCGCTTGATAAATTTTTACCTAGCGTAGGGTTGTTTGTTTATTGGTGCAAAGCCTACGACTATCACGCACTGGGTTTACCGAACGAAGCGGAATTATACCAACGTTATAACACTTTCTTAGGCTATGCCCGATTCAATCGGAATGAATTTCAATATCGTTCAAAAGTGGAATTTTGGTTGCTTAAAAATCTGTACGAAAAGTGCAAGAAAAAATCGGAAGAGGACACGTTGAAAGCTATTCCGAAATTACTCACAGAAGCGGCAGAAAAAGTGCGGTCGAATTTTCCTTTTGAGGATATTCCAAAGATGATTCCAGTAAAACCAAGTTTTTACGATAAAGCGAAAGCTGATAAGGCGCGCGATAGCTTGATGGCAACGATGAAAGGGGCGTTGCAATGACAAGCTACAAATGCCCGAAGTGCGGTGCGGAATTAGAGGATTTTTATACGCCAGATTATTTTATATCGAGTAGCGAATGGGATGACGATCGTTTTCGCTGTAACGGTAACTTAATTGAGCCGATACCGTTTCCGCAGGTAAGTAAATACAGCGCAGTAAATCGAACAAAATCTTGCGGTTATTTTGGGTTAGAAGATTTAGGTGTGGAGTATAAAAAATGAGTTTTGAAGAACATAATAATCGCAAGAAAGCGAATAAGTTTGCTGAGTACATCACAGGTGAATCTTTACGCCGATATTTGGCTGGGAAAGTCGAGAAATACTTAGGTAAAAATCCAAGTGTTTTTGATGGTGCAGCAGGCAGTGGACAGCTTGAGCAATTCATTCAACCAAGTAAGTTTATTGCAGTAGAAATTCAATCGGAATCATGCGCAGCATTAGCCAATAATTATCCAGATGCTGAGATTCATAACACGAGTTTTTTCTTATATCAAAGTGAGCCAAAAAGTGATTGTGTAGTGATGAATCCACCATTCTCACTTAAATTTAAAGAACTTGCCGAAGAAGAAAAAGCGGCTATTCAAGCGGATTTTCCGTGGAAAAAATCAGGTGTGCTTGATGATGTTTTTATGCTGAAAGGATTAGCCAATGCGTATCGTTTTGGGTTTTTCATTATGTTTCCAGGTATTGCCTATCGAAACACCGAAAAAACACTCCGTGAAGTTATTGGGAATCAATTAGTCGAGTTGAATTTGATTCAAAACGCTTTTGAAGATACGCCTATTTCGGTGCTTTTCTTGGTGGTTGATAAAACTAAGTCGAACAACAAGACATACCGTGAGTTGTATGACTGTGCCACGAATAAAATAATTAACGCTGATGAATGGCTAATTGATTCTGATAAATGGGACACGATATCGCCACCCGAACCACCGAAAGAAAAAATCGATCCAATGAAATTAGAGTTGATGTCGCAAGCTCAATTAAAAGAGCAAGTGAGAACTCAAGTTCAATTTAGCCGTTTGGTATTTGATTTAGAAGGCTGGCCACGTGAAGAATTTGAAAAATTCTGCGATGAAGTCTGTGCATTGATTCAGGAAGAGAAAAAATCAAATCGATTTTTATTTGGCTGGGGCAAATGATGAAAGATTTTTATATTCACCGTAGCGCGTATCACGACGGATCAACAAAAGGCTTTCGCCACGGTATTAAACATAAACGGCACGATTGCTTTCGTGGAGATGTGCGGGTGCTGCAACGTGTTAATGGTGAAATGGTGCAGATTTCTCGCGTGCGAAAACGCTTTAAAACCTATGAAGATGCGTATGCGTGGGCACGTGGTGTGGAGTATCGGGAATGATTATTCCAATGATGAAAAAGGTTGGTGGGTATATCCGCATGGAGAAATAGGTTAATGGCTTGTAGTGTTGATGATATTAAAAAGGCGCACGGGAAACGAACTGAAGGGCGATTAAAAATTCAGGTGATTAAGTTACAAGGCGGTGTGCTTGCACCACTTGATGAGCTGGAATCAGAAGAATTGAAATCATTAAAAAATGGCGAGCAGTATGAAATTGAAATCATCCGTACACGTAATCCCGCTTTTCATCGTAAGGTATTCGCTTTTTTTAAGTTCTGTTTTAACCATTGGGCTGCAGATAAAACAGAATGGGAACATTTTGATGAACGCAAGCAATTTGACACCTTTCGCAAGCATCTAACGGTATTGGCGGGGTTTTACGAATCTACATACAACATTAAAGGTGATTTGCGGATTGAGGCGCAATCCTTGAGTTATGGAAACATGGAGCAAGCGGAGTTTGAAAGCTGTTACAAGGCGTTAATTAGTGCCGCAATCAAGCATATTTTTAACGATACAACCGATGAAAATACGTTAAATCAGTTGTATGCGTTTTTTGGGTAATTATTGCCGTAGCTCTTTTTGTGAGGCAATCGCTAAAAAGTGGCTGCGGTCTTTGTAGATTGGGTTGCTTGCCACACGGCTATCAATGCGTTTGATAAGGTATTCAGGCAAGCTGATATTAATACGGTGGCGTTTGCCTTGATATGCGGAAATATCTACATCAAGCAACAGCCAAGTATCGCAATAGTTGAAATCTTCTTGCGTTTGGTAGTGACGATAGCCTTTGTCTTGAAGCGCGTTGATGTCTATTCCGTCTTCAAACATCATTTCTAAGATGGAATGAATGGCATCAGTCACCTGCGTTGGGATTTCCTCAAGGGTATCAGCGGCACTAAAGCAGGAATATTCTTCAGTAAATAATGCTGGCACCGTAATGCCGTAGGCTTCATTTTCGTTTGTTGGGGTTTCAATGCCGATAGTGAATAACATAGTCGCTCCTTGTGGGTTAGCTCGGCAGAGCTATAGAAGCCCTGCCGATTTTTTGATGGATCTTAATGTGCCGATGGGTACGTGTTGTTTTGGATGCGGTACGGGGAACGTCTTCCCTGTGATGGGCGATTGCCAGATTTGATGATCGCCTTTACCGTGCCTGACAAAAGTACAACCTGCACTTTTAAGTTCCTTGATTAAGTCGCTGGATCGCATGCTTCCTCCTTGTCGTCTTAATCACGATAAATTATACACAAGTATACACACAAGTAAAGGATGAAAATGAAATTAAACGATGACGAGATTTTAGAGTTAAAAATTGTACTTTGGATTGTAGCGGTTTGGGTGATTTTTAATATGGTGTTTGGCTAATGGCGAAAGAGTATAAATGCAAGGTCTGCGGCAAAGCGTTTATAAAAACCTTTAGCTCAACACAGAAAGTGTGCTCGCCTGAATGTGCGATTAAATTAGCACGAGATAATGTGCAAAAAGCACAAGAACGAGCAGAAAAGAAAAAGCAAAGGGAACGTAAGGCTAAATTAAAAAGTCGTTCAGAATGGCTAAAAGAGGCGCAATCAGTATTTAATAAATTTATCCGTTTAAGGGATAAAGACCAGCCTTGTATCAGTTGCGGTCGGTATCATCAAGGACAATATCACGCTGGGCATTATCGGAGTGTGGGAGCATGCCCTGAATTAAGATTTTGCGAGCTCAACGTACATAAACAATGCGCACCCTGTAATGACCATAAGAGCGGAAACATCATCGAATATCGAATAAATCTCGTCAATAAAATCGGTGCGGATAAGGTGGCTTGGTTAGAACGCCAAGACCACGAGCAAAAGAAATACACCATTGAAGATTGCAAGGCGATTATTAAGTATTACAAGGCAAAAATTAAAGAGCTGGAAGGAGAGTAGAATGTCGTATAGCGTTGAGAGAGTGTTGGAAAAGTGGGGTAATTGCTGGGGTAGAGACAGAATTGGCACAGAATACCCAAGCACCACAATTTCTATTCCTGTTTTACCTACCGTGCGCAAGGCTCACATTCGATTCTTAACGGATGACGAATGCTTGAAAATTGAGGAGCAGATAATGAATCTTCACGAGGATAGTTTGCTGCAATACCAAATCTTAATGGCACTATACGTTCAACAAGCGAAAGAGCGAGATATTTGTACCGCACTTCATATTTCCCCTGCGCATATGTATCGTGAGCGTGCTAGGGGTGTAAGATTCCTAAAAGGTGCATTTACTGGGGCGAAGATTAAATTTATGTTTTTGGGGTAGGGAAGTGCGGTCGATTTTGACCGCATTTCTTTTAGGCGAATCGAGATTGTTGCACTTGGAATTGTAAATTTAGGGCTTTCATTACTTTCATTACAGTAGCAAAAGTAGGATTACCAGTGCCAGATAAGGCTTTATAGAGACCTTCTCGGCTTATCCCTGCATCACGAGCGATTTGGCTCATGTTACGCGCACGAGCTATGTCGCCAAGGGCGGATAAGATAAGCTCAATATTGTCTTCTTGTAGAATTTCATTAAGGTAAAGTTGAATTTCTTCTTCAGAAGTGAGGTGTTCTGCCACATCAAAGTCTTTTAATTGTTCAGTCATAATCCTAGCTCCTGTGTGAGAAGTTTTGCTTGTTTAATATCTTTTTCTTGTGTGGATTTATCTCCGCCACAAAGTAAAATCACTAATACGCCATTCTGGTTTTTAAGATAAATTCGATAACCTTGACCTTCATCAATCCGTAATTCAAAAATCCCATCATTCACGCTTTTGATGTCACCAAAATTGCCGAACTGTAAGCGTTTAATTCGAGCGTTTATTTTTGCTTTGGCACGTAAGTTTTTTAGTTTACTTAGCCACGAATCAAATGTAAGAGTAGTTTTGATTTGGATTGTCATTGTTAATCCTTATCGATTGCTTTGACGTTATTTTAGATAATTCCCATAGGGTGTCAAGTACAGTTCACAATAAAATATAATTTTCATGCTTTACATTCTCCAAATTTTCCTCTACTTTTTTATAAAAACACTTGATTACTTGCAAGTGAAAGTGTACTATATTCGGTAGGTTACGGTTTTAGCGCATAGCAAACGCAAGAAAGAATTTTACAGCCCTGATCGGAAACGGTCGGGGCTTTTTGTTTACAGTAATAGCTCCTTACCTTGTTAGACTTTATTGCGCGAGAAATCGCACGGGGTAAGGCCATCTATCACAAGCTCACGTTAATACGTGGGCTTTTTTTATTGCCTAAAAAACAGGTGGGAGAAAATATATGCCAATTAAAGAGCCTGATGTGTGGGCGTTAATATGGTCTTGGTTGCAAACAAATCTTAGTTCTAGCTCAGCACAGAGTGCTTTTTGGGCGTTATTTATTTCTCTTTTAAGATTTGGGTTTATGCGTAAAAAGCCAGCTATTCGTTATGTTTTAATTGATGCGGCTATGTGTGCATCTATTGCTGGCGTAGCAGTGCCTATCTGCACTCATATTTTTGGGCATAGCGAATATTCCTCATTTCTTGGCACGATGATTGGTTTTATTGGTACTGAGAAAATTCGCGAATTCTTATTTAAATTCATTAATCGGAGAATTGAAAAAGATGACAATGATGATTTCCGAAGTGACATTCAATAAAATTTTTCCGCACGCAGTTAAAGGTGTTTATCAAGCTATTTCAGCACAGATAGAAAAAGCAGGTTGTGTAACTAAGATGCAGTAAGCGATGTTTCTAGCGCAATGTGGACACGAAAGTGGCGGATTTACAAAATTTAAAGAAAATCTAAATTATTCTTGGCTTGGGCTTTCTAAAACTTTTCGTAAATATTTCCCAGACTCACTTGCAGCGAAGAAATATGAGCGTAAGCCTGAACTTATTGCTAATCGTGTTTATGCTAATCGTTTAGGTAATGGCGATGAGAAAAGTGGAGATGGCTGGAAGTATCGTGGTCGTGGACTGATTCAGATTACAGGTAAGGATAATTATGCCGCATTTAGAAAATGGTTAGGTAGAGACATTGAGCCAGAAGATGTGGCAAGCAATTTAGATTTATCTGTTAAAACTGCTATTTGGTATTGGCAATGCTGTGAATTGGCTGAACTTAATTCTGTAGAGAAAGTCACGCGAAGAATTAATGGTGGGCTAAACGGCATTGATGAGCGTTGCAAGCTCTATCGCACATTAATGGTAACTGATAATGACTAAGTACATTTACATAGCGTTAGGGACTGTTGTAGTGGTTTTGTTTGGTGTATTGCGTTACCAATCAAGTGTTATAGATGAGTTGAACATAACCACAAAGCAACAAGCTCAGACCATTCAGCAGCAATCAGAATCAATCATCCAATTAAAAGCTGATATTGCTGAGAATCAACGTATCACGTTAGAGCTTTCTAAAGCTGAAAACGCATCAAGAGAGGAACAAAATGAAGTCCTTAATTCTATCCCGAAAGCTGAAAAGCAAAGTAGTGTATTTAATACCGCTGCTCCTAACAGTCTTATTAACTTCCTGCGCAAGTAACCCGCAAGTTGTACATTGCCCTGTGTTACCCGTGGCTTATATAGCTCACTTAGACAAAACTTCTTTTAATGGTCGTACTTATGGCGATGTGACACAGTATGCGGTAATCCTAAAGCGTGAGCGTGATATGTGCCTACATCGGATTGACAAAATCCGCGAATGGCAGAAAGAAGAATTGAGCAAATAACATGTTACTACCTAAATCAAAAAAGAAATTGTTAAACGAGGGATACACTCACTACGGCAAGTTGTGGGGTATCCCTATTTATATTGGCAATATAGATAGCGAAGCGCCAATAATTCAGACTGCGAATTTTATCCCTCAGTGGGTTTTAAATATTGCTGATGAGATTTGCTTTTTTATGCTTAGTATTAAGTATAGAGATGACCCGTATTATAATCCCGCTTACCCTATATATGTGGGTAAGCCTATTACTTTAGGTGGTAAAGATGGAATTGAATAAAGGTGATGTAGTTAAGCTGCGTAATGGTCAACTATGCGATGTGGTGTATGAAACACAGTTTGGTAAGTGGTTGCTGGTTGAGCGTACGCATACGGAAGAACCACCATTCACACACTGGCATAATGCCGACGGTAGTTTTTACGCTGATGACGTTAGCTCGTTAGATGTGGTTGAAGTGGTTAATGTTAAATAATCTCATATTGAGAATATAGTTTAATAATTTATAAGGTGAGCAGTACTCACCTTATTTATTTGTAGCATATATATTACATTATTTATAGCAAAATAGAAAATAAAAGGTTTTACATGAAGCGAGACGTGAAAGGTAAAACCACGTCAAACGTCGTGGTTAAATCAAAGATGACAGATAAACAGAAACGATTTGTCGAAGAATACTTAATTGACTTAAATGCAACGCAAGCAGCAATTAGAGCTGGGTATAGTAAAGAAACTGCTCGCCAAATCGCAACTGAAAACCTTTCAAAACCTGTCATACAAGAAGCTATAGCGGAAGCCCAAAACAAGCGCACAACCCGCACACAAATCACCCAAGACGAAGTGATTCGTCGCTTAATTGAAAATGTAGATATTTCAATGGGCAAGAAAGCAACGGTTATCACCATTCCAAGCAAAAGCGAAAATGGTGAAGTGGTGGGCAATGATGTAGCACAGTTTGTGTATGAACCTTCTGCGGCAAATAAAGCGTTGGAGTTACTTGGTAAACATTTGGGTATCTTCAAAGACGGTGTCGATATTACTTCAGGAGGCAAACCATTACAGCCAACTATTATCGAACTTGTCGGGGTAAGCAGTGAGTAAAGTGCAGCTTTCTATTCCTGCCAAATTGATTGATGTATTCAAAGGTGAATGCCGTTATCGCGGTGCTTATGGTGGACGTGGCTCTGCCAAAACACGCACCTTTGCTTTAATGACGGCTGTTTGGGCGTATAAGCGAGATATGGCAGGCGATAGCGGTGTGATTTTATGCGCCCGTGAGTTTATGAACTCATTGGAGGAATCTTCACTTGAAGAGGTAAAACAGGCGATTCGCTCAACAGAATGGCTGTTGCCACATTTTATTATTGGTGAGAAATTTATTAAAACCAGAAGCGGTCGGATTTCTTACGTTTTTGCAGGATTAAGGCATAACCTTGATAGCATTAAATCCAAAGCCCGTATTTTGCTGGCGTGGGTAGAAGAAGCGGAAACCGTCAGCGAAATGGCGTGGCAGAAATTAGAGCCAACGGTGCGTGAGCATCAATCTGAAATTTGGGTAACGTGGAACCCTGAAAAACGAGGTTCGGCAACTGATGAGCGATTTCGACAGCATAAGCCTGAAAACAGTAAGATTGTGGAAATGAACTACCACGACAATCCGTGGTTTCCTGCTGAGCTTGAGCAAACACGTCTGGCGGACAAACAACGTCTCGATGATGCTACTTATCGTTGGATTTGGCAAGGTGATTATCTCGAACAATCTGAAGCACAGATATTCCGCGATAAGTTCAAAGAACTGATGTTTACACCGCAATCTGATTTCAACGGTCCGTATTACGGATTAGACTTTGGTTTTGCGAACGACCCGACTGCTGCGGTGAAATGCTGGGTGTTCAACAATGATTTATATATTGAATATGAAGCGGGCAAAGTGCGGTTAGAGTTGGACGAAACGGCAGAATTTATCACACAACGTATTCCTGAATTTGCTCAACATAAAGTGCGGGCTGATTCAGCTCGACCAGAGTCGATTAGTTACCTTAGACGACACGGTGTGCCGCAAATTGAAGGCGTGAAAAAATGGCAAGGCTCGGTTGAAGATGGTATTGAGCATATCAAGTCTTACAACAAGGTGTACATTCACCCGCGTTGCAAAGAGACGCTCAATGAATTTCGCTTATACAGCTACAAAATAGACCGTTTGTCAGGTGATGTGTTACCACAGATTATCGATGCAAATAACCATTACATTGATGCATTGCGGTATGCCTTAACGCCTTTGATTAAGAAACGAGGCGATTTTAAACAAACCAGCCTCAAACTCTATTAAGGATTCACTATGTCAGTTCATCTTCCCACCGCTGAAATGGTGGAATTAAATAAGAAATCCAAAATCATTGATGATTTACTTGGTGGCACGGCAACAATGCGAAAAGCCGCACAAACCTACCTTTTCCAAATGGAAATGGAAGAGCCCGATAGTTACCGCAAACGCCTTGAGCGTTCGACCCTTTACCCCGCCTTGTCGGAAACGCTTTCCCAAATGACAGGGCGTGTGTTCTTTAATCCCATTGATGTGGCTAATGTAACAGAAACGGTGCAAGCCCTTTTTGATGATGTGGATTTAGCAGGCAATAATTTAGATGTATTTGCCTCTCGGTGGTTTTATTCTGCATTGGCTTATGGTTGCTCGTTCGCTCTGATTGATTTTACTCGTGTTGATGCTGTAAAAAGTCGAGCAGAAGAAAAGTCATTGAATGCTCGACCTTATTGGGTACATATTAAACCGCATCAAGTACTGGGCATTAAAACCGCACGAGTAAATGGTAAACAAGCGATTACTCAATTCCGCTATGTTGTAAATGAACAGGTTGAGGATGGCGAATTTGGCGTGAAAACCGTGAAACGCGTTTATGTGTACGAAATCGGTAAAGTGCGGAAATTTAGCGAAGCGGAAGGCGAGTTTCGTCTTGAATCGGAATTGCTCCTCACTGCCCAAAATCGACCTCTTGATTTTGTGCCTGTCGTGCCATTTATCACAAAGCGTAACGAACTCACCAATGCCATTGAGCCGCCTTTAATGGAGTTGGCGTATTTGAATGTAAAACACTGGCAGTCTCAATCGGATCAGGACAATATCACTAACATTACTCGCGTACCGTTGTTAGCGATTTATTCCAATGATGAAGTGAAACAGCTTGCTATTGGTGGTAGCGCGATTCATTTACCTGTTGATAGCTCAATGCAATTTGTCGAACATTCAGGACATGCAATTGCTTCAGGTATTGAAAGCCTGAAAGATTTAGAAGAGCAAATGAAAACCGCAGGGGCGAAGTTGCTCACTAAAACCGCCTTAGCAATGACTGACAGCCAAGCCCGTGATGAAGCAGGCAAAGAAATTTCCCAGTTACGTTTACTGGCAAACCGCTTTGAAGATGCTATTGATTTAGCTTTGGAATATACAGGACATTGGCTTGGCATTGCTAAAGAGCAAGTGGGTAATGTACAGATTTCTGGCAACATTGAAAACGATCTCGACCCTTCTGCTTCAATGGCAAGTGTGATTCAGTTGCGTAATGCTGGCGTGATTTCGAATCAATCCACCTTTGACGAGGCCAAACGTCGTGGCTTATTAGCCGACGGCTTAGAATGGGGCACAGAGCAAGAACGCTTGCAATCGGAGGGAATGTATTTTGACCTCGAAGAAACATCAGAAACAAACGCTTAGACAACGCATTGCCCACGCTTTAACTGACCGCAAAATCTTGCATTTTCGCTATGATGCTCACTTGCGACAACAGGTGTACAAGCGGTTAAATGCATTGCAAAAATCGCTGATTAACCGCATCAGTGCTATCGGTGTCGAAGCCTTACCCGCTAAAAAACTAGATAAACTGCTCACCGAATTGAAATCAGAAATCGCAAAAACGTATCAAGAAACAACCGCTTACACGCAAGACGAGTTAAGCGGTTTTTTATGGCTTGAGGCAAGTAAAATTAATCAACTGTACAATGGTGAAGTCGGTTTTGATTTGTTTAATGCGGTATCGAAAGAGCGGATTAAGGCGATTAAAAATGTCGCCGTGATTGAAGGGCAACCACTTGAGGCATGGTGGAATAAGCAACGTGCGGATTTAGCCTTTAAGTTTGAAGGAATTATCCGTTCTGGTGTAGCAGAAGGAAAGCAAAACGGACAGCTGGCAACAGAAGTGCGAGAATTGATGAACATTAGCCGTCGCAATGCGGAAACATTAGTGATTACGGCGGTGGCAAAAGTGGCAGACACTGCTCACGAAGAACTTCGCGATGCAAATTTAGATATTCTCTCAGGTGAAGAGCACCTTTCTACGTTGGATATGCGGACTTCCACAGTTTGCCAAGTGCGAGATGGTAAACGATGGGATTTGGACAAAAAGCCAATCGGGCATAACATTCCCTATAAACGACCACCATTGCACCCTCGTTGTCGTAGCATTCTTCAGCTTGTCACGAAAAGCTGGGAGGAATTAGGCGTGCAAGGAATGGACGAAATGCCAACTAGCACCCGTGCTTCAATGAATGGACAGATAGATGAGCGGATTAACTATGAGAGTTGGCTCAACAATAAAACGGCTGAAGAGAAAGAGCAGGTTCTAGGCAAAGGTAAAGCGGATTTATGGGAACGTGGCGTGATTACGTTCTCGGATATGTTAGATCAGAGTGGTAGACCTCTAACGTTGCTAGATTTGCAAGACCAAGCAGAAATCCCAAAGGCAATTAGGGTGATTAGGCGCGCTCATTGGAGTGAGGAATTCAAAGCCAAAACAGAAAAAATCTACTATGATTTTGCTAACGAAGGGATTATCATTGATCATCATGGTTTAGGGCGTTTAGGAGAACGATTAGTTAAAGCAAAATTAACAGTCGTTGAAGCAATTCAAATTGTGAAAAATACACCGATTAATTACATTGATAAACGTAATGGTCGGTATGTTCGGTTTAATCAAGAAAGAAAAGTTGCTATTATTCAGTCAAATATAGATGACCAAATAATCACCTTTGAAAGAAAAACAACTCCTAATTTAGATAATTGGAAACCTTATGAATAATTTTCTTGATGTATTAAATAAATTTCTTTTAGCGAATACAGACACTGAACGTGAAGCATTGTATGTTTTGTTACCTGAAACTATCTTAGAGCATAAAAATTTCTTTTATCAAGAAATGTTTACTGATGCTTCTCAACATACGTTTTTTATCATAACTTCTTTATTTATTGATTGGATTTTTGAAATCGAAGATAAGCAAGCAGATAATCTTTCAAAGGAAGATTCCAAATTTTTAGGAAAACTTGAAGATTTATTTGAATATATAGATGATGAAATACCTCAAAACGAACAGTTGAAGATATTAAACCAAACAAAAGAAATTTTAAGTGATTATTTACTTTTAAAAAAGGTTTCTAGATAAATGTTTAAGGATATTATCCTGATGAACGAGAAGTTTTATTTAAAGATAGAACTAAGTTCTTTATAAAAGATCGCTATATGAATGGTAATGTTACCGTAATTGAAGCGAGGGAATTATAAATGTCAGTGCTTGATTTACCTTTAGAGGAGCAAAAACGGATTGCGAAAGAGGTTTTTCAAATGCCTTTTGAAGAATGGATGGAAGATATGAAAACTTCTTTGAAAGAGGCAAAAGAGTTTCAAAAGAAACTTGAAAATTACAAACCGACCGAAGAAGAAAAGGCTCGTAAAATAAAAGCACTTCGAGAAAATCCCAATGCTATTCATTTCTACCGTAGAGTAACTGATAATTACAATTTAACGGTGGAAGAAGCGATTGAAGCCATTAGACGTAGTTAATAAAACATTATATTGAACCGCTTACAGCAATGTAGGCGGTTTTTTTATATCTAAAATAAGGGAAAAATGATGAACTTACAAAAAATTGAAAACTTTAATCAATTTGTCCAAGTTAAAGGTAACAAAATTATTACTGATACATTAACCATCGCACGCGTGTTTAATAAACCGCATAAAGATGTATTGAAAGCAGTGCGTGATCTTAATGTTCCTAAGGAATTTGGTGGGCGAAATTTTTCGCTCACCTCATATAAAGATAAATGGAATCGTGAAAAACCAATGTACGAAGTCACGAAAAACGGCTTTATGTTCCTTGTCATGGGCTTTAACGGACGAAAAGCTGATGCGTTGAAAGTGGCATTTATTGAAGCCTTTGACTACCTCATTACTCAAGCCAATAAATCAAGCTATCAACTTTTGGAAGAATATCAGCGACTTTGCCTGAATAAACGAATGGAAGAAGAATTTGCAAGCTATTGCGGAAAAGGCTTAAATCGTTGGAAGGGCAAAAAGCCGAATATTAAACAGAAAATGAAATCACTTGAAGATAAAATCCAAATTAACTTGAATCTAATGATTGATGAAAATTTGTTAACGAATAAATAAACCCTGAACATTTATAGCGTTCAGGGTTTTTTATTACCCCAAATTCACCGCACTTAATGCGGTTTTTTTACGCCTTGGAAAAGGCACAACCTTAACTAACTGGAAGGAAATCCAATATGAAATTAAAACTTGATGAAAATGGGCACGTGGCTGTTGAAAACGGGATGCCTGTGTATGTTCACGAAGACGGGAAGGAAATTCCGTTTGATGCCACAAAAGCCACAGCCAAAATTGCAGAGCTTAACAGTGAGGCGAAAAAACACCGTGAAGCCAAAGAGCAGGCGGAAGCAAAACTCTCGGCATTTTCGGGGATTGACGATCCGAAAGCAGCAATCAAAGCCTTGGAAACGGTGAAAAATCTCGATGATAAGAAGTTGATTGATGCGGGCGAAGTGGAAAAGGTGAAAGCAGAAATGCGTAAAACCTTTGATGAACAACTGGCAGAATCCAAATCTCAAGCTGAAAAACTGCAATCGCAATTGCACGCAGAACTAATTGGTGGTTCGTTTGCTCGCTCTAAATATGCCGCAGAACATTTAAATTTACCTTCTGATGTGGTGCAAGCCTTCTTTGGTAAGCATTTCAGTATTTCAGATGAAGGTAAAGTGGTGGCGAAGTTCGCCGATGGCAATGAAATTTACAGCCGCTCACGCCCAGGTGAAAAAGCCGATTTTGAGGAAGCATTAGAGGCGTTAGTCGGTGCGTATCCAAATAAAGATGCGATTTTAAAACCATCAGGTACATCAGGTTCAGGTATTGGCGCGGGAACAGGCGGTAGCAATGCCCCTAAATCCTTAGCCGAATGTAAAACCGACGCAGAAAAAATTGCGTATATGCAACAACATTCATAATCGGGTGCAAGAGATTGCACCTTTTTTATTTACGGTGCAATCGCACCATAACATAGGAGCTTATTATGGCTTTTGACTTACAAGTCTTCAACAAACAAACGCATTTAGCGTTAACTGAAACCGTCGATCAGGATATTGGAAAATTCAATCAAGCTTCAGGCGGAGTGATTACATTGCAAAATGCGCCAACACAAGGTGATTTTGATATTCGTGCGAGCTTTAAAGCGATTCAAGGCTTAGTGCGTCGTCGTAATGCTTATGGCAGTGGTACAGTGCAAGCGAAACGCCTAGAGCAATTACTCAATGTAGCAGTAAAAGTGGCTGCAGGTACGCACCCGATTGAGTATGAACCGCAACAATATCGTTGGGTATTGCAAAACCCAGAATTGGCAGCCATTGAAATTGGTCAGCAATTAGCAAAAGCGCGCTTAGCGGATATGTTGAACACGGCAATTCTAGGTGCCGTTGCTGCGATTGGCGGGCAAACTACTGCAGTGTTAGACGACAAGAAAAACGCCCCGAATTTCCGCACGCTCAACAAAGCGGCAGCATTATTTGGCGACCGCTCCAGCGCATTAAAAGCGTGGATTGTTCATTCAACCACCTTACACACCTTGTACGACAATGCCTTAACTAACGCAGAACGTTTGTTTACTTACGACAACGTGAGTGTGATGCGCGATCCATTTGGTCGCTTGTTTGTGGTCACGGATAGCCCTGCGTTAGTTGATAGTACCGCTTCAGCCTATAACACTCTAGGCTTGCAAGAAGGGGCGATCGTGGTAAGCGGTAACAACGATTTCAATAGCGAAATGCAACCGAAATTAGGCGGTGAAAATATCGCAGCAGTTTATCAAGCAGAATGGACTTATAACTTAGGTATTCTCGGTTATGAATGGGATATGACTGCAGGCGGTAAATCCCCCGACGACACCAAGTTAGGGGCATCAGCCAACTGGCGTAAAACCGCAACTTCATTGAAAGACACCGCGGGCGTATTGGTTAAAACCAAGTAGCCATATCGCTAAAAAAGCACCCCCAAGTAACGAATTACTCGGGGGTTCTTATTTCCCTTGCATATTAATTGCAAAAGAAAATAACTGTGCGAAATTGTACCAAAACAAAATTGAAGATTCTTCTAAATAAGGAGAAAAAATGAGCGCTTATGTTTCTGTAGAAGAAGCTGATGCATATCATAATCTCAGAATGAGTGCAGAAATATGGGGGGCACTAAGTGCAACAGAAAAGGCTCGCCGACTAGTCAATGCATCGGATTATATTGATAGTGGCTATATCTATTTAGGAAAGCCATCTGATAAACATCAATTACGAGCCTTCCCACGTAATGGGGATACAGACGTGCCAGTAAAAGTAAAAAATGCAGTCTGCGAATTAGCTTTGGAAGAAAATTTAACTCAAAATCCAGCCGCACTTAAAAGTGCAGTGAAAGTTGGTGAACTTTCTGTAACGTATTCTTATCCTTCAGCTGCAAACGGTGTAGAGAATCAGCGATTTAGTTATGTGGCTCAGTTATTGAGAGAGTTTGTTCGAGAGAAAGGCGCTATGCGTAGAGTATTGCTTGAACGGGGGTAAGAATGGGATTTTATGATGAGTTGGCTGATACTGCAAAGACCTTGTTAACCGAATTTGGGGTGCCATGTAGTATTGAACAAAACATTACCAGTGATTACAACGTTGAAACAGGTGAGGCAACTCGACGCAAGCGTCGCTTATTGGGTGTTTGTATATTTAACCAATTGGCCTATGACTTTCCTCAATTCCAAAGTTCTGGTGTTTTAAAAGGTGAGGCAAGCTTAGTTCAACAAGGAGATGTGTCTATTACGTTAAGCCTATCATCTCCTCTTTCGAGAGAGGAGCTGCTTTTAAGTGTACTCCTTGTTAATGGAGAGCGTTGGCAAATTGTGAATTGTCAGCCATTAAAACCATCTGGTATGACGATTTATTACAAGCTTCAGGCAAGGTTAGTAAATGGGTAAATTTGTAGCTGAAATTGATGCTTTTAGAGAACGAACGATGCAACGTGCAGATATGTTGGTACGGAAAATCGCATTGGATACATTTAAAAAAGTGCAATCTAAAACGCCTGTCGATAGCGGGCAGTTACGTCGGAGTTGGACAGTCTCGGTGGGAGAAGCGCCATCTGTATTTAATGGTTCTAATGAAGTGATTAACAATGCAAAATTTGGTAATACGCTTTACATTGCGACGGATAAGCCTTATGCCTTGACACTGGAATATGGTTTATACCCTAAACCAGGAGGGCGTAAAACAAACAATGGCTTTTCGATTCAGGCTCCAAAAGGCATGGTGAGGATTACTGTGCAAGAAATGGAAGCGTTATTAAAGAAAAGTAAGTGGTGATTTTAGATGAAACAAATTATTCGGTCTGTATTACAAACACACTTAAACCAATTAGGACAATTTAATACCGCATGGGAAGGCGTTTTAAATACGCCCAAACTACCATATCAAACGCTCCACTTAACTATTTCATCTAGCGATACAGGTGCAATCTCTGATCGGCCACATGCTGAAGAATTGGGTTTTTTGCAATTAACGTTATTTTATGAGGCAGGATTAGGCACAAAAGCCATTGAGGAGCGTGCGACAGCTATTCGACGGCATTTTTACGGTCAGTCCTTTATTAAGGATAACGTTCAAATCATCATACATAAACCGCCACTTATTGGCGGTATTTTTTTAAACGATAATAAACTGGCGTTGCCAGTTACAATCAATTTTACCGCTTATGAACTCTAGGAGGTTATATGGCAAATGCACAAGGTGTAAAACGTAAGGTTACGTTTGCAAAAGAAACAACATTTGGAGTACGTGCTGCAAAAGGTATTGGTAAAGTTATGCCTCGCACAGAAAGCTCACTGAACTCAACATTTGATTCATTCTCAAGTGAGGAAATTCGAGAAAATATGCAACGCTCTCCATCCATTGTTGGATTTGAAAAAGTGGAGGGCGATTTGAAAGGTGAATTGTCTGCAGGTCAATGGTCTGATTTTTTTGCAGCCGCATTGCGAGGAACATGGACAGAAGCGAAATCGCCTGTATTAAAGAAAACTAGCACTGGGGCAGGTGAAAAACAAGGTAAATTACTCGTAATTCCTGAAACTGGCCATACAACTGATTCCTTTACGCTTGAAGACACCTTCGCAGATATTGGATTAAGTCGCATTTATACAGGTTGTCGAGTATCTAAAATTAGCCTAGATATTCAACCGAATGGGATAGCATCGATTGCGGTTACCTTTTTAGGACAAAAAGGCGAGGAGAGTCAAACCGCATATTTTACTGGTGCGCAGGAAGTGACTCAATCAGCTAAGGTTGCAGGCGTAAATGGGCAGCTGATGGTCAATAAAACCAAAGCGGCGTTGGTTACTGGTTTGAAGATGGACATCGATTTGAATGCATCTAGTGAGGCGGTACTGGGCGCGAAATACGCACCTGACGTGTTTATTGGCACAGTGGCAATTAGCGGATCGTTTACGATGTATTTCCAAGATAAAACCATGATTGACGCTGTGCGTAGCGGCGCGAATCTTTCTCTTGCTTTAAGAATGGATGCCGAATCAGTCGACAACGGAGATTATTTAACATTCATCTTACCAGGCGTGAAAGCGACTTCTATTGAAATTGATGACGGTGCGAAAAACCTTATTCAAACCCTAAACTTTGATGCTTTCCCCGCGATTTATGATGCGGAAAGTACAATTGATGATGTATTAAAGAAACCAACAACACTCATCGTTCAAGATTCATTAGCCTAAAGTGCGGTGAAATTTAGTCATACTTTATAGAAAACAAACCCCGAAAGTTCATCACTTTCGGTTTTTTTATTTCAATCCAATTCATAAGGAAAACACAATGGACTTTTCTAAATTAAATACTGTTAAAGCCTCTGAAAATACTTATCGCTTTGAAGTCACTCACCCGATTACTGGGGAAGGAACTGGAGCAATGATTGATGTTTATGCCTCGCAAAGTGATGTTGTACAGCGTTTCCAATCTAACGTCTTACGCAAATTACAAAAGCAAGAATTTGAAAACCAGCGCACCCGCAAACCACAATTTAAAGAACTCTCTGAATTGAAATCGGAAGCTCTTGAAAACGCCATTGTGCGCGTAGCTAGCTGGGAGAATTTAGAATGGGAAGGAACCACTCTTGAGTTTACCCCCGCCAATGTGAAAATGCTGCTTACCCAGTGTCCTTGGTTAGCTGAACAAATTATTGAACAGTCAGAAGACTTGGGAAATTTCTTGAAGGCCTGATCGAACATCTCTACGAGTTTGCTCAGGCAGAATTTCGTCTTGATAAACGACCAGACAATTCCAAAGCGACACAACGCGAGCATCTTCAAGTTATTGAGCAGCAATTAGGTATAACGCCCGAAGAGCTAAATAACCCTCCGCCCAATATCGCGGTGGGTTATTTGCTTGAGTATTTTTATGCCGTATCCTCCTCCCGTCAGTGCGGAATGTCCGCTAATCCTATTACTTTTAGTGAAATATTGGCATGGTCTCAATTGGCTAATACTTCATTGGCAAGATGGGAGGTTGAGGTGATTAAACGACTTGATATATTGTGGTTGAATATTCAAGCTGAATAGCTCAAGGTTAGGCTTGAATCCTTAACTAAGGAATGAATATGAAAGAATTTACTTGGCAAGCCGATTGGAATATGAAGCGGAAAAAAAAGCCGAATGTAAATACAATTCGATTTGGTGACGGTTATGAACAGCGACAATCAGATGGCATTAATAATAACCTAAGAACCTACGATGTAGTCTTTAGTGGTTCAGAAGAAAAGATCAAGGCAATAGACATGTTCCTTGATGAATGTTGTGGGGTGACAGCCTTTTCATGGCAACCTTACGGAGATAAAAAAGGATTGTTTACCTGTGGTGAATGGGATGAAACCAAAAAAACAGGATATAGCACGCTAACAGCAACCTTTAAGGAAGTTGTTGCATAGAGGTAAATTATGGCAAATTTCGCACAATTAGGCATAGAGTTACGTTCTATAGGGGTTGATAAAGTTAATCGTGATATTCGTTCGGTGACGGATAACGCAAAATCTACTGAGCGCTCAGTGCAATCTCTTTTAGGTGTAATGGGTAAATTAAAAGTCTTAATGACAGCTGGATTGGGAATTCAAGGCCTTGGGCAATTTATTCAAATGTCCGACAAAATGAAAACCCTTGCTGCCCAGGTGAAATTTGTCACGAATTCATTTGAAGAATATAAAGCTGTTCAAAGCCAGCTTTTCTCTATTTCACAACGTACTCGTGCTGATTTAGAGGCGACAACCACAATTTACGCTCGTTCTGCTCGAGCATTGAAAGATTATGGTTATAGCCAAGAGCGGATTCTAACTTTTACTGAAACGTTAAATAAAGCGATGGCAGTAGGTGGAGTGGGCGCACAAGAGCAGGCGAGTGCACTTTTCCAGCTTTCACAAGCATTAGGTTCAGGTCGGTTACAAGGTGACGAGTTCCGTACTATTGCTGAAAGCGCACCCATTATTTTAGATGTTGTTGCGCAATATATGGGGAAAACCCGTTCAGAAGTGAAACAACTTGCTTCTGAAGGTAAAATCACCTCTCAATTGTTATTTGAAGCTATTACAGGCGCAACTGAGAAAATTTCAGCAGATTTTGAAAAAATGCCTTTGACTTTTGGTCAGGCAATGACTCAATTGAAAAACCAAACACTTAAATTTGTTGATGATGTCGGTAATCGCAGTGGTATCTTTGATGGGATGGCTGCATCTGTCTCATTTTTAGCCAAAAATATTGACTATCTTTCGGTGGTGATTGGTTCGGTTCTGTTAGGACAATTAGGTAAAGCCTCTGTAGCAGGGATTAAGTCTGTATTAACTAAACGGCAAGAGGCTCTTGTGGCTTTAGAGGTTGCACAGGCTACATCTGTTCAAGCTACGGCTGAATTAAGACTAGCACAAATACAAATGCAGTCTTTACGCGCCCAATTAAGTTTAGCTCAATCAGAACAAACAAGAATGGCGCTACGTGGTCAAATGGCTGCCCAAGCCTCTCAACTTACAGTATTAATGAACGCAGAGAGAGAGGCAACAGAAAGGGCGGCGCTTGCTAAACAAAAACTATCTTTGGCTGGGCGAGCATCAAGTGGTGTTTTAAGTCTATTAGGTGGACCTATTGGACTGGTCACTACTGCGCTTACTTTGGGAGCGGGGGCATTTTATACCTGGAAACAAAATGCAGAGCAAGCCAAACAGGAAAATCTTGATTATGCGAAAAGTCTTGATGTGACAAGTGATGCATTACAAAAATTGACCGCAAATCAGCTAGAAGCAATGAGCGCAAAATTGAAGCGTTCTATGGCAGAGCAGAAGAATTACATACAGTCTTTGATTGAAGAAAAATCAAGAATGGAGCGCGCATTATCGATTCAAACTAAAAGTATGGATGAGGGGAACCTTTGGCAAAATCAATATGCACTGAAACGCTATAATCAACTTCTTGAAGATTTAAAAATCAAGAAAGGCGAAATAGATTCAGCTAATCAGCAGTTAGCGAAGTCAGAGCGAGATTTAAAATCTATTGGTGCAGAGGAGTCAGTTCAACGTTTGAAAGAGAGCGTAGAAAAGCTCTACCCTGAATTGCAATTTAATAAAGACAAATTTGTTGAGTTAAAACTTTCAACAGAAGACTTTAAAGATTTGTTACCAGACGCCAATGGTAAAATCTTAGGGATGGCTGATGCATTAGCTCAGGCGGCGCAAAAGGCAAGATTGCTACTTAGCGGTGTAATTGGCGTAAAAGAAGAAACTGCAGGTATTGGCGCAGATGCTCAAAAGGTTATTGACGATCTTCGCCTTGATCGAAAAATTGCTAATGCAAAAACGCCACAAGAAAGAGCAGCGGGAGAAACAGAAAAATATATTAAACGGCTTTCTGAGCAAGGCAAATATAGTAAGCCTGAACTTGATGCAATCGAAAAAGAATATCAAGCCAATGCGTTAGCTAGAGAGAATAGATCTAGCGGGGCAAAGGGGAGAGGGAATAAAGTTGATTATGTCAAACAGTACACTGATCAAGTGACCCAACTCCAACAACGCCTAGCGGACATAAAAGCCAATCTACAAGATGGTGGAATTAGCCAATATCAAGAGTTAAAAAAACTCACAAACGATATTGCTGCCAATGGTGAAAAATATGCGCACTTTGGTGCAGAAGGGCTTGCTAATCTAAAACGCCTTGCCAGTGAAATTGACAGTGGGCAGCAACAAGTTGCAATCCGCGATTTAGGTGACAATTACAAAGAGCAGATTGAGGCTCGACAATTTGAATTGACGCTTATTGGTCAAACAAGTGAAGCGGTAGATCAGTTACGTTTTAATCATCAACTAGAGCTTGAAACGGCAAGATTGCGCAAAGGCATGACGCAAGAAAATATTGCCTTACTTGAGCAGACAATTGATGAAATTAAACGCTTAAAAGAAGAACAAGCTAAACAAACCGCAGAACTAAAAAGCGATCCAGCGGCTGGATTTAGAGATGGTTTCCAAAAATTCCAAAACACAGCGGAAGATGTAATGGGCAACGTATCTCAAATCACGTTAAATGCGTTTAATGGAATGTCGGATGCCGTAACTGATTTCATATTAACAGGCAAAGGAAATTTCCGAGGCTTTGCGCAATCAGTGATTAAAGATATCACATCAATGATTGTAAAGATGATGATTTTTGCATCACTCAAGGCAGCATTTGGAGGAACATCTATTGGCAAATTTTTCGGGCTTGACTCAAAATATACTGGTGGACTCGTTGGATTTGATGAAGGGGGATTTACTGGCCAAGGAGGAAAATATACGCCAGCTGGTATTGTTCACAAAGGCGAATATGTCTTTACCAAAGAAGCAGTAAGCCGTTTGGGTGTGAATTACCTGGATCAGCTCAACTATCAACGCAAGGCTAAACCACAGGGCTACGCAAACGGCGGTTCAGTGGGTGGATACGCACCAAGCACACCAATGAATGCGAATAATCGGGGCGTGAAGGTAAATATCATCAACAACGGTGAGCCAACAAACGCCAATGTGGAAACCAAAGAGACCAGTGGCGGCTTAGAAATTACTGTGGAATTAGTGCAAGCCATTGCTCGAAAAGAGGCAGGAACAATAATGCAACAAAATATGCGACCAGGTGGAATGTTCGCCTAATTTTAGGCGAATTTTCCATTTTGTGATCTTGTTCAATGTTTTTTAATTTTTTCAAAATATAATATTCCCCATACCCGTTATGTGGAGAATATTAATGAAAAAATTATTATTAATTGCAGGGCTAGGCGCAATTCTTGCCGGTTGTGCTCAACTGACACAAGAACAAATTAAAAATGCTGACTACGGTCAATATCCGACCAATTATGAACGCATAGTAAAAGAGTATTATGAAACAGTTGCAAAAGATCCAGACAGCCTGAAATATAAAGAAATCAGTACGCCAGAAAAGTCATGGGTAAATGATTTTGGCGATCATAAATTTGGTTATATGTCATGTGTTACTGTAAATGGTAAAAATTCATATGGCGCATATGTTGGGTATGAAACTGACGGCATTTTGATTAAAAACGGAAAAGTAATTCACATTATTAATAATATAGATCAGTACAATAGGGATTTTTGTAAAAAATAATAGCAAAATTTATTTCTCTTTAACTATAAAGCCCCTTGACTACAAAGGGGCTTTTTTATTAGTATGTTTTTCAAGGCTCGTAACCTTTACCAAAAGCGGAAGTCCGCACCCGACAGCATAGCGGTTTTTTTTATGCGTGAAATTTATCAACCTTGTTTGTTTATTGCCATTAAACATTCATTGCGCATAACCACATCTTATCTATGCCGAGTGGGCGGAGAATACAACACCCGAAAGGGGAATAATCCCGGTCGACTTTTGGCGGTTTACGAACCACTCGGCGCCCTATTATGGGTAAACATCGTAAATATCCAAAAGGAGTCAGAAATGGCTAATCAAATCTCAACCCAAACAATTTCATTCAACAATCAATCATTAATTACAGTTGAACAAAATGGCAATCACTATGTTGCTATGAAGCCAATTTGTGAAAATATCGGCATTCAATGGGAATCGCAATACAATCGAATTAGACGTGACGATGTGCTAAATTCAGTTATATTCATCATGAATATGACTGGAAGCGATAGTAAGAATTATCAAATGATCTGCTTACCAATCGAATATTTAAACGGTTGGTTATTTGGTATTGATATTAATCGTTGTAAACCAGAAATCCGTGACACATTAATCAAATACAAAAAAGAGTGTTATCAAGCGTTACATGATTATTGGTTTAATGGTAAAGCAGAGCGTAAAACCACGGTAGATGATCGCACAGGCTTACGCAATGCTGTGAATATGCTCGTGAGCAAAAAGGGATTAATTTATTCTGACGCTTACCATTTAATCCACCAACGCTTTAATGTGGAATCAATCGAAGATTTAACATTAGAGCAGTTACCGCAAGCGGTGGAATATGTGCATAGAATTGTGCTTGAGGGTGAGCTTATCACTGAACAGAAAAAAGATGAGCTATTCATCCGTGAATTTACAGAGCATGACCTACAACAGCTTGTGTGGGCGTGGTTCGCTTTATTGCGTGGCATGGAACTTTGCCAAGTGCTTCACCCAGCATTAAAACAAATTGGCTCGCACTATGCCGCACCAGTTCATGACATTGCTTACGAATATCGCAGCACTCTCCGTCAGGTCCATAACGTATTGACACGCATTACAGAGCAATTTGAGTACGAGAAAGGCAATAACTGGCGTGTCTTAAAATATCTTCGAGCCTATAACCCTAAAGCAACAGGATTTCAGCTAGACATCCTATAAAACAACGAAAAATCCGACCGCACTTTTCCAAAAGAAATCCGTGCGGCGGATTGCTACACCCAAAATTTACAAAAAAGGACAAACTATGTTCAGAATTTTACTTGTGGTGGCGTTGTTATGGGCCACCTATCATTTAGACTTAAATCAAGATTGCGATGGGTATATTTGCCAAGTTGAACAGTCTTATCAAAAGTGATTATAAATTGACTTAACCCTAAATTTGCATTACTATTTCTAACAATAGCTGGATTGTAGCAATGCAGTTCGGCTTTTTTATTGAAATTTTACAACCCGCTTGAATTGGCGGGTTTTTTATTGCCTGTAAGATAGCGATGTACACGTGACAAGCGGTGCTTCCTTTCTCCACTCACTGCTTCTTACAGGCCCCTTTTTGTGGAGAAAGCAGGAGAAGATATGCAAACATTAACTGCAGAATTTTTAGGTAAAGAAGTTACTTTAGTGGATAACAACGGCGTGGCTTATGTGGCAATGCGTGAGATTGTGGAGGGAATTGGTTTGGCGTGGAAACCACAATACAAAAAACTAACTGACCACAGTCAAAAATTCAGTTGTTACCATATGACCACAACTGGTAAAGACGGCAAAAAATACGAAATGCTTTGTATGCCAATTAAAAAATTAAACGGCTGGTTGTTTAGCATTAACCCAAACAAAGTGCGTGCCGATTTAAAAGAACGCTTGGAAAATTACCAAGAAGAATGTTTCTTAGCTTTATGGGATTACTGGACAGAGGGTATTGCTCGCCGTGATGAAGTCAAAAACAAGTTGGCATTGTGGCAACAAAAGAAAGCCGAATATACGCAACGAGCTGGTGAACGGGGAAAATTATTGCAGCAATGCAAATCAGAAAAGCAAGCCCTTGAGCGTGAGCTTTTACAAATTAAACAGTTAGATCTTTTCGTGAACTTATAACCGCACTTTCTGAACAGACTGTGCGGTTTTTTATCGGGGTAAAAATGAGTATTTACGGACAACTGCAACAATACGCCTCTCATGGTTGGATAGAATTATTTGAACTCGATCTCACTAAATTTGGCGATATTGTTTATCGTTTCCACGATGGATTAAGTCCATTAGGTCAAGCTATTGTGTGGCAAGGGCTGGAATATACACCTTATCCAGTCAAAGCTGAGGGATTTGCAGTTGATGGGTTAAATCCTGTTAGACCAAGGATTACATTTTCCAACTTAGGAGGGGCGATTACATTAGTCTTGGCAAAATTAAAAGGCATTGAGGGCGCTCAACTTACTCGCAAACGAACGAAAATAATCTATCTTGATGCGGTAAATTTTGAAAATGGAAATTTGACTGCCGACCCAAACGCACATTTACCCGATGATATATTTTATATATCGCAAAAAACATCGGAAGACCATTTAACCGTTAGTTTCGAGCTATTACCTGCCACTGATTTAGAAGGGGTAAAATTACCTCGTCGGCAGATTGTGGCTCAATATTGCACTCATAAATATAAGGGGCAGTTTTGCGGATATACAGGTGATAAAGCAACTTGCGCTAAAACACTTGCTGACTGTAAAGCACATTTTGGTGAGCACTCTGAATTGCCTTTTGGTGGTTTCCCTAGTGCGGCATATATGAGGATTTAAAATGAAACATATTGATGATGCAATAGCACACGCCAAACAAAGTTATCCGCACGAAAGTTGCGGTTTTTTTGTGCTTAAAAATGGCAAATTGCAGTATGTCGCCTGTACCAATTTAGCAGCAGAAACAGAAGATGAATTTTTAATTGGCATAGAAGATTATGCCAGAGCGGAAGGAGTGGGGGAAATTAGAACCGTTGTTCATTCCCATCCAGACGAGAGCTGTTTACCAAGCATTGCAGATCAAGACGCACATAAAATGAGTGGATTGGAATGGTGCATTATTGGACTAGAGGGCGATGAGGTATCTACACATTTTATGCCTGCACTTACAGAGGTGCCTGATTTGTATGGGCGTAAGTTTATCCATGGCATGACCGACTGCTACGGATTTGTGCGTGATTGGTATCGCCAAGAACTGGGTATTAATCTCCCAAACTACAATCGCACAGATGGCTGGTGGGATAATGGTGGCAATCTCTATGTTGATAACTTTGAGGACGCGGGATTTTATCCAGTCAAAGACTTAAAAATAGGCGACATGATTGTGATGCAAATTAACGCAAATGTACCTAATCATGCTGGTGTTTATCTTGGTGATGGTTTAATTGGCCATCACTTATACGGACGACTATCAAGTAAGGATGTATATGGACAATTCTACCGCGAACGAACAACGCACATCATGCGACATAAGGAAAATACGCCTTAAAGGTGAGTTAGGCAAACGCTTTGGTAAAGTCCATAAGCTGGCAGTAAAAACACCAGCGGAAGCCATCCGAGCCTTATGTGTTTTAAAAAGAGGATTTAAAGAGTTTCTCTTAGAATCTGAAAAACACGGAATAGTTTATCGGTTCTTGGTGCAGCGAGAAGAGCTGACAACATCATCTGATGAATTTCAAATGCGGTATGGACCTCAAGCCGAATTTCACCTTATTCCTGTCATTAGGGGATCTAAACGAGGGGGATTATTTCAGCTCATAGCGGGGGCTGCGATGATTGGTCTTGCATTTTGGAACCCTTTAGGGTGGGGAACTTTGGGTGGCGCAGGTTTTCTAGCCAAGGCTGCGACCGTTCCTCTTTTGATCGGGGCCTCGCTTGTGCTTGGTGGAATAAGTCAATTATTAGTACCGATACCAAAGACAAATGGACCACAAGAGCGACCAGAGAATAAACCCTCTTATTTATTTAATGGTGCGGTCAATACCACAGAGCAGGGACAACCTATTCCATTATTATATGGGGAATTAATAGTTGGATCTGCTGTTGTATCGGCAGGTCTTACCGATAAAGAAATTCCTATCAGAACAAACTCTACATCAAACAATGAGACTAGAGTAAAACTTAAATTTAAACGAGTTTCGGAGTGATAAATGCAGATAATCGGAAGAAAAGGCGGTGGGAAAGGTGGTGGAGGTGGCAGATCACCAGTTGAAGCGCCAGATTCGCTCAAATCTTGTTCCTATGCAAAATTTATTGATGTTATTTCTTGTGGAGAAATTGAAGGACCGGTAAATGGACTAAACTCAGTCTACTTTGGTGATGTACAGTTGCAAGATGAAAAAGGCAAATTCAATTTTAATAATGTTGCTATTGAGTGGCGACCTGGAAGTGTGAGACAAGCACCGTCAGAAATTTGCCAAACCAATGAAGTGACAACAGATGTTAATACCGAAGTAAAAAAAGACAAACCTATCACCCGCTCTATTATTGCACCAGAAGCAGATATTGTTAGAGTAACCATTACTGTACCTGGATTAAGCCATCAAAATAAAAACAATGGAGATATTAACGGTACAAAGGTTGAGCTAAAAGTCGAATATCAAGCTAACGGTAGTCAGTGGATAGATGCAGGTAATATCGTTATCGAGGGTAAAACCACATCATCATATAATCGCGAACATAGCTTTAGATTAACAGGCGAAGCTCCCTGGAATATAAAAGTGACGCGGTTAACTGATGATTCAGATAGCCAGGTTTTACAAAACAAAACCATTTTTTCGAAAATCACAACGGTTTTTGAGGAAAAATTAACTTATCCTGGTGTGGCATATGTCGGCGTGCAAATAGACGCTGAGCAATTTAGCTCAATCCCATCTCGTGGATATCATTGTCGTGGCATCAAACTAAAAGTGCCCTCAAACTACAATCCAGAAACTCGAGAATATAGCGGTGATTGGGACGGCACATTTATTGTCAAATACTCAAATAACCCTGTTTGGATTTATTTTGATTTACTCACTAACGAGGAATATGGGGCAGGGGAATACATCAAAGAGGATATGCTAGATAAATGGTCGATGTACCAAATAGCAAAATACTGTGATGAATTAGTCCCTGATGGTTTTGGTGGCCGTGAACCTCGATTTACTTGTAATGTTTATATCCAAACCAAACAAGAAGCCTTTAAGTTGCTACGGGATTTAACATCGGTATTTAGAGCAATGAGTTATTGGAGTAGCGGTACTCAAATGCTCGTCCAAGACTCACCCAAAGAGCCTATTTATCAGTTTAATAATACCAATGTTATCGGCGGTAAATTCAGCCGCTCAGGCTCGAATATTAAAACTCGTCACAATGTTGTATTAGTGACGTGGAACGACCCGAAAAAGTACTTTAAACAATCTGTAGAGTACATCGAGGACTCGGAGGCGATTGTTAAGATGGGGTACATATCCCAAACGGAAGTTGTGGCATTTGGCTGCACATCGAGAGGGCAAGCGAGACGACTAGGGAAGTGGCTACTTTATACTGAGCAGCACGAAAGCGAAGTTATTACGTTTTCTTGTGGGCAAGATGGTGCTATTCCTGTACCTGGCGAGGTGATACAAGTATCTGATGTACATCGTTCAGGAGAGAGACGCGGTGGGAGAGTTAAAGACGGCTCAACAACAAACCGAATCATCCTCGATGCAGAAGTTGAAATCATAAAAGAATCAACGATTAGCATTGTGAATGAAAAAGGGGAGTTAGAACAAAGAGCAATTACACAACGTGGAAAACTCACTGAGATTGAGGTAAATCCAGGCTTTACATCGGTCACAGAAAATAGCACATGGATTATTGCTAGTGCAGACATAAAACCCGAGCTTTACCGAGTCATCTCAATTGTTGAAGGTGAAAATGGATCCTACACAATCAGTGCATCTGATTACAACCCCTCTAAGTTTGAGCATATCGAAAATGGAAATGAACTCATTGAATATGACACAACAAACAATACGCTAGATACTGGCATTAAAAATGTAGTGATTACCGATGAGATTTATCGTGGACTTGGTGGGAGTATCCAAACCAAAATTGTTGTAAGTTATGAGCCTGCTACATCGCTCACATCTCGATACCAAATCGAATATCGAGAGGGAAATGGTAACTGGAAACAGATGGATCCAACAACCTTAACATCAGTTGATATTCCCAACGTAAAAGATGGTGTGTTATATCAAATCCGCATCAAAACAAGCAATGTATTAGGTGTATGGTCCGATAATCCAATCCAAAACTATGAGCCAATAGGGAGATTACGTCCTCCGCATAATGTTTCTAATTTAAGACATAAGGCTATTGCTCAAGAAGGAGCTTTTTTAATTTGGGATTTATCGCCCGATATAGATTTAGAGTATTACGAGATTAAAAAAGGCGACACCTATGAAAGTTCTAAACCAGTTGGGAAAATCAAGGCAAACGAATTTAATCTTGGTTTTATTCACGCTGGTGAGCATAAGTATTGGCTAAGCGCGGTGGATTCATCCGATGTTCGCTCTGAATCGCCCACTGCAGTAACGTTTAATATTTCAGGTGGACAAGTAGAAAACTTAGTTGCAGAAATTGTCGGCGATGAAGTTTTGATGACTTGGGGTGAGACAAAAAACAACTCTTTTTCGACTGAGCTCTACGAGGTTAAAAAAGATGATGACGTGCTGGCTTTAGTTAAAAGTACATCATTTAAATTTAAGGCTGATTTTAACGGCAATAAAAAATTTACCGTTACTGCAATTGACTTAGGCGGAAATCGGAGTGAATCCGCTCAAGCGCAGCTAATTGTCCATCGACCGACACCTGTCTCTATATCTCAACAAGTTATCGATAACTACGTCATGTTGCGTTGGCAAAGTGCCAAGGCTACCTTGCCGATTGTCTATTATGAGTTGCGGAAAGGGGAAACAATAGAAAATTCAGAGTTTATCACAAATATTGATGGGTTAGCGTTTCCACAGTTTGAAACTGTAGGAGGGTTATATAAATACTGGATTATTGGTGTTGATAGTGCAGGTAACAGAAGTGAGCCGCAATATACGCTATCCAATGTTGCGCAACCGCCAGATTATATCCTTAAATACGACTACAACAGCTCGTATGATGGAATTAAAAATGGGTCGGATAAAATAGATGGCAAGTTATATCTACCAGTCAGACGAGATACATGGGCAGAGCATTTTAGATCCAATAATCTCGCTACTCCAAAATCTCAAATTAATAGAGGTTTCCCGTTGTACCTCCAGCCAACAGGCGAGAGCGGATATTATGAGGAGGAAATGGATTACGGCACGGTATTAGCATCATCCAAAATTACTCTTACCCCTAAGGTGATAAGCTCTGGCAGTTATGATATTAACTATCATATAGCAGTAAAAGAAAACGCTAAAGATAATTGGCGCGAACACGACCAACAATCCGTTTATGAAACCAACTTTAGGTACGTTAAGTTTAGAATTACAGTGAGCAATGCACAGAAACCTGTCGTAATAGAGTCACTTAATCTAAAACTCGATCAAAAACAAAAAACTGACGGAGGAACCGTGCAGGCAAATGCGTCAGATATAAAAGGCACATGGGTAAACTTTGCAACGGAGTTTATCGATGCATCGGTCCCAGTTTTAACACCACAATCTAAACAACCACTTTTTGCAACATCTGACTTTAAGGATGAGCCAAAACCTAAAGGCTTTTACGTATTTTTATTTGATAAAAATGGGAATCGTGTAAGCGGTAAAGTTGGCTGGGTTGTAAAAGGAGTGTAAAGGAGCAAAAATGGCAGATTTAAACAAACCAACTGTCGATAGCGAGTATACGCAATTCCCAACCGAAATTAGAGCCGCCATTAGTGCGGCTTTATCATTTTTGGATGGGGAGCACACTAATATCCCACTAAAAGCAAAACGCTGGAATCCATCGGCAAAAATTTTTGAAGAATATAATGGCACTCAATGGGTGCCCATGGCTACAGAGTATAAATTACCTGTTGATTATAACTCACTCAAAAACAAGCCAACCCCAAACTCTGCTGTTGATGATGAAAGTAATATAACGTTTGCGAGTTCAGCAGCCGTTAAAACTGCTTATGATAAAGCGGAGGAAGCAAAAGAAGCTGCTAGCGCTAAACAATCCCCAGCCACAACCTTAGCGGGCTATGGCATTGGAAATTTTAAAGTTGAACCTTTTGTTG